ACAAGGAATTACCTCGGCCAAAATGCCGAAGCCGCCAGCCAAAAGACAGCACGGAGGTTGCTACCATGAAACAAATTCATGTCTCACAATTGAACATGGCCGGTCGGTGCCTCACTCAATTCGAGCTGCGGTACATCGAGGGCATCAAACGCCCGCCAGGACGTGCAGCGATTCGCGGAAGCGGCACACACAATACCATCAAGCCGGATATGCTCTCGAAGCGGAATACCGGCCAACTTCTCCCCGATGAAGAGATAAAGGACATCGCGCATGATGCTACAGAAGAGGCATGGGAAGCAACGCTTCAGTATTCTGATGGGCCTCGGCTCACGGAAGCGGAACAAGAATTGGGGGTGGCGAAGGTCCGAGCAGCGACGGTTGACGAAGCAATTAGCCTCGCTGTGCTCCACCACTCCCACCTCGCCCCGACGCTGGAACCCGACCGAGTGGAATATCCCTGGGTATTAGACCTTGACGGGTATCCGGTAAGCCTGGGCGGGACAATCGACCTTCAAGAGAAAGCAACCCATTTCGTAGATCAGCCAATAATCCCCGGCACCCTTCGGGACACCAAAACCGCGGGCAAATCCCCGGTCAAGGATGCCGCGGATAAGTCCCAACAACTCACGATGTACTCAATGGCCGCGTGGAAACTCGACGGAGCAATCCCTCCGTTGGCCCTTGACCACTTAATCTTAAAGAAAACCCCGGAGATCGTGACTCAGACCACAAGCCGCGTAGTGGATGACTTCCGGGTCCTACTTCGCAGAGTAGAGGCTTTATGCAGGGCGATGGATGCGGGAGTATTCCCTCCCTGTAATCCCGACGCCTGGGTATGTAGCCCCATGTGGTGCGGGTACTACGGAAAAGAATGTCAATACACGAGATAAGGAGTTGAAATGGCAGAGACAGAATCGCAAGTCCCGGTCAGATACGAACCCAATAAGGCCGTAGCGACAAGAGGGACGCTCCAAGCACTTCTTGAATCCCAACGAGGCAGCTTTGCCGCGGTGATAGCGAAGCACCTGACACCGGACAAGCTTCTCAAAATGGCGTTGATTGCCACGAACCGGAACCCCAAGCTTTTGCAATGCACACAGGAGAGTTTCTTAAAAGCAGTGATGACCGGGGCTCAACTGGGGCTGGATTTCTCCGGCGTGCTCGGAAGAGCTTATGTCATTCCTTACGGGAACGAAGCGCAATTCATCATTGGCTACCTGGGCTTGATTGATCTTTGCCGGAATAGCGGCGACGTGCGAAGCGTGAGCGCGGACGTGGTTTACAAAAGCGACTTTTTTGAACACACGAAGGGTCTTGACGAAACGCTGAAACACATCCCTGATTACGAGGCGGAACGCAAGGACGAGGATATCGTTAAAGCCTATATGATTGCTCGTTTCAAGGATGGTGGGTACCACGTTCATGTCATGTCTCGGACTGAGATAGAGAAGATCCGCCGATTTAGCAAGATGGGCAACAGCGGGCCGTGGAAAGAATGGTATCCGGCCATGTGCATCAAGACCGTCATACGGCACGGTTGCAAACTGCTCCCGTTATCCGTTGAGACTCAAGAGGCCATTGCCAGAGATCAGGAGATAGAGTTTTCATCATCACGCCCCGAACCGGCCCATGCCACGATAAGCCTTGAGGATGTCCACCCCGGCGACCCATCCGACCACACCGATGTGAAGGAACCGCTGGGCGCACCCCAAGATCAACCCCTTTTCGACAATGAGCCCGCTGAACCTCGACCTTGGAAAACCTGCAAAGAGCCTTACGACGAATTCTTGGTGAAGGTGCATTACAAGAAGATGAGTCCGGAAGCCAAGCAGTTTATATCGGATGCCATGAAAGGACGGTTCGCCACGGATAGCCCGAAGTCCATACCGGATGAGATGGCTGCCGAAGTCGGCACATGGCTGATCAAAGTGCTTTATCAGGAACTCGATAACCGGGACCTTCTGCCGATAATGAAAGGAGAGTAACCCATGTTCCCGAAAGACAACGAAGATACACGAATCGCAGTCAACAAGGCGGTCAGTTCAATCACCTACGGGCTGAACCAAATGATGGAAGTGGCCAATAAGAGCAGCAATCCCGACTTGAAGGTAAACGCTAGGTTGCTTTACGAAAGGACCTTTGAGGCCCTGCGATCAATCGGGGAATTGCTCAACATGCAGGGCTGGAAGCCGCCGAAGGACACGCTATAACGTTTAGGGTTCCCGCGGCACACATCAACCAACCCCCTTTTGGACGGTCGTTGGAACCTAATTTCTTGCCTGACCCGCCGCGGAGTTGTTGAGAGAGCGGGTTCGCGGCGGGGATGGCTCTTTGGGAGGAACCATGGAAATGCAAAACGCACGCATAGTGAGCACTGAGCTTGGGCTGATTGCCAATGGCATGATGTCATTCTTTCTTCATCTGGAATGGCCTGGAGGCGGCGTGGGTTTCGGTGGGCGGTGCCTCGATGAATGGAGCGCCAAACACGATGAGCGCATTGGAACGCAGATGGGCGCACAACTCATAATCCAAATCCTGAAAACCGTAGGCGTTGAAAAATGGGAAGATCTGAAAGGGAAATATGTTCGTGTCCCGCCGGTACGTCTCGGCGCCACGTGTAATTGCATCGGACATTTGCTCGAAGATAAGTGGCTTGATCTCAATGAATTTGTTGACCGCATGACGACCCCAGGACGCACACCGGTCTGGCATCCAAAAGGAGACTCGTCATGTACCTAATTCTTGGCATCGTAATCGCACTCCTGGTCGCGGTCATCGTCGGGCAGCACTGCTACCACGTGTCGGAATTGGCTCGCATGAAATCAGTGGCCACGGATGCGCTGTCGGCGGCTGATGAAGCGCGAACGGCGCTGTGGGCATGCAAATCCGCGAGACATTTAAGGCTGGTGAACAGGGAGCAATTGCAATGAGGTTCCGCGCCAAAGGTCGCCAGCCGACACCACCAGGGCAAATGAATAAACTGGAGAGTAAGTACGCCGACCATTTAGCCCTGCGGTTAGCTGCAAAAGAGATCCAGTGGTTTGCATACGAACCCTGGAAATTCCGGCTTGCCGACCGGACATTCTTTACGCCCGATTTCATAGTCCTGACAAACGAGGGGTTCATTGAAGCTCACGAGGTCAAGGGTTTTTGGGAAGATGACGCAAGGGTCAAAATCAAAGTGGCCAATGAACTGCACCCCGTCAAATTCGTGGCTGTGCGCTTGGTTAAGAAGGAATGGCAATTCGAGGAGTTTCCGTCATGACTCCCCACTCTCTCCTAATCCGCGATCTGGTGCGCCTCCGCAAGCAGGCGATAATCGCATCATTCCAACCACGGAAGAAGCAAGCAGAGCGTGAACATCACCTTGAACGTGCCGCGGCTTATCGGAAGGTGCTGGATTTCGTGTTGAAGGAGATGGAACCTTGCGGAAAATAATCTGCGAAATCTGTGCAATCTGCGGTTATTTAAAGGCTTGTCTTTAACATGACCCAACCCCTCATAGAAACAGCCAACCTGGACGATCTACGGCGGGGATTCGCTTCGACCAAGGGAACGCAGTCGCCGTATGGTCTCCACAACATCGCCGGGACAATGGAGGCTTATCTCAAGGTGCGTCCCGAAGAAGGCGGGCTGGTCCCATTTGTCCATCGACCTGTTCAGCGGCAATTCGTTAATTATGTTCAACTTTGTTGGAATGAAGGCCGCCCGTGCTGGATCGTGGTTTTGAAGTCCCGACGCCATGGGATATCAACCGAAGTGCAGGGCATCCAGACCGTGTTTACAATTTACACGAACAACAATGAATACCTCACCCTGGCGCACTGTGACCCTTCGGCCAAGACCATCTTTGATATGCAAATCCGCTTTCACCGGGAATTGCCTGATGAAGTGCGGCCACCCCTTGCTGGCGGGAAAAAGACCTCCAAGGATCACCTGACCCTTGCCGCGCCATGGTACAATATCAGTAAGGTTTTAACCGCAGGTGGAGCGCCGGTGGCTGGGCCGGGCTATCAAATTATCCACGCGTCTGAAATGGCTCTTTGGACACAGGCGTCAATTCAGATGGAGGCGCTTTCCAAGTGCATCACGAAACGCCCCAAGTTTTCAATCTTCATCATCGAATCCACACCGAACGGCCTCGGGGAGTTCAAGTACTATTGCGATCTTGCTCAGAATCCTCAGAGCCCGTGGCAATTCTTCTTTTTCCCATGGATGGAGGATGAAGAGTGCAGGCTTGAACCACCGCCCAATTTTGAACTCACCGGGGAAGAGCAGGCTTACAAGGAACTGATTCAACGGGACGCCAAGGACAAAGACGGCAATCCGGTTATCCTCGATGACTGGCAAATGAATTGGGTACGCCGGACACTTGAAGATCAATGTGGCAGTCGATGGGAAGAGTTCCACCGTCAATACGCCGGGACGGTGGCCCTGGCCTTCCTGAGTTCCGCTAATTACGTGTTCAATCAGCATCTTATCGCCAATCAGATTCGGGTTGTCACTCCGCAGTTCAATGAAGATGGAACCCAACAGCCGGCCGAGATTCAACCGGTTTTCACCGGGGATATCTGGTTCGAGGAGACTACGCCCACCATTCCGAAATTGATCCCCGACCCTAAAGGGCCTCTCAAGATTTACGAGCACCCCGACCCGGAAGTTCAAAAAGCGGGGCTCTGCTATTGCGGCGGTGTGGATACAGGCAAGGGCAAGCAGCTCGATGATTCAGCCACAATAATACTCCGGCCGGACCCGCTCCGAACAGCCGCGGTGTACAAGGACGACTCCACAGAAGCGCAGCGCTACGCGATGAAGATGTACCTGTTGGGCCTTTATTATTTCAATGCTTTCCTGGTCCTGGACCCTATCGGCCTGGGCGAAACCACGGTGGGTATGTTTGAGCATGGCTTCACGCAGGCGCCATGGGCGGTCAATTGGGCCACGCAGATTGACCGATACCCGAATCTCTATTCCGAAGTCCGATTGAACCGCAAGACCATGAAACAGGAGGATGCAATTGGATACCACACGACCAAAAGCAAACGGGAACGCATGGTTTACGGCCTGGCTGAAATCTTTGGTTCCGGGAATCTGGCAATCCTGGACCTGAACATGCTCCAACAGTTCCAGGGTCTTGTAGTCACCCCGAAGGTCTTTGTCACACGCAAGGGAGCCATAAGCCAGGATGATGTTTTCGAGCAGAGCTTCCGTGAACCCGGTGCGGTGAAGGCGAAAGATGACTTGATAATGGCCGCGGCACTGGCGAATCAAGGGATTTTATTCGCGCCTCGGCAGGTGGCAATGGATACCTGCCCGCGCGCAGAAAGGCGGCATTGGTGATAATGAGATAGTGTGCGGCGTGGCGAGGCGCAGTTGGTTCTGGGAGGTACGGCCTAGCGAGTCAAGGCAGTTACGGCATGGCGAGGCAGGGGGTCTGGCCGGGTACGGCATGGCGAGGCAGGGTCTGGTCGGGCGCGGCGCGGCAAGGCAGTCAAGGTCCTGCGAGGCACGGCTTGGTGAGGCAAAGCTTGGCGAGGCGGGGAGAGGCAATGATTAAGGTCCTCAAATTCAACGAACAGACCGAACTCTTTGAGATGGACCGTGGCCCGCGCTTCCGAAGGTTTGAAGCGGCATTCGGGTGGATGCCCCCCGGCCCGGATTCGGAACGTAAGGCGATTCATGCGCTGATCGTGGCCGGTGAAGAAGAAGACGAATCCTGGACACACTTTGAAGAATACATGGGGCCGTTGGACAGGATCGTTGACGCGGCAATCTCAGCCAAGGATCGGTTGTGGCTCCCGCGAATCTGGTGCGACCCTACTGGCCTGAGCAATCTCATCGCGGTTCGGAAGGTGGACGGTCTCACGCATTATGACATCGCGGGGGATGACGTGTTCAAGCGGCCGGTCTACGTCGAGAAACACCCCGAGGAACGGTGGCCCCATTTCACTGCGGAGCGGCGAGTCTGTTCATTGAATGCTGTGCCGGATCATATCCATGCAGACCTGGCCGCGGGGTATGAACGTGTCCGGACAGCCATAAACCGGCGAGGCAAATACCAGCTCCGGTATCACGATGACATCAAAGAAGCGGCATGGTGCACCGAGAACCACCCCAACCCCAAGGAGATATTCGACCACCCGGTTCTTGTGGCGTTGAGTTTTGGAGTGTGGGCCTTGGAACGATACCGGAAGGAACCGGAAGCGCCGAAGAAGGAAGAGACGTGGGAAACACCGTACAAGAATTTCTGAATACCGTCCTCTACACCGATGCTCTCACCGGGCTGCAAACGCTGAAAGACGCGGGCGTGAAGTGTCAGTGTGGAGTAACTTCGCCACCTTACTGGAAGCAGAAAGATTATGGACGCTAGGGCGGCTATGGGTCGGGATAGAGTTGAATCGAGACTACGAGCCGTTAATCAAGAAACGCACGGAGCAGATAGGAATGGTGCTGTGATGGTTGAAACAAAGCTTTATCGAGGCAAGGTACGGGTCAGGCTGGTGTTTGATCCAATGGAATTCGGAACTTTTACGGCAATGCTGGAATATGTAGGCCGTGAACACAAAGACTACCTCATCGGCAAACTGGCAACCGAATTGAGACAATCATTGAGGAAGCAATCCCAGGAGCAGAAATGACTCTCGCCCACCAAATCCACAATGAGCTTGTTTTGTTAGGCCTTCGATGGCTTAGGCGGCGTTCCAGTATTGCTTTTTCTGGTCTCGCTACGGTTGCATGGGAAATTCCCGATGCAATAGGATGGCAACGAGGTACATCTACTATCATTGAATGCAAGGTAAGCAGATCCGATTTTCTCGCTGATGCCAAAAAGCCATTCCGCTGTAACCCAGAATTGGGTATGGGCCGATTGCGATATTATCTCTGTCCGGCAGAAGTTATCCATGTTGACGACCTGCCCGAGAAGTGGGGCCTATTGTGGATCAAGGGTAGTCGGGTGTTTAAACAACATGGGGCTGAAGCGTTTTTGGAAATAGCTCTCCATTCCGAAATCCAATTCCTCGTATCAGTATTACGGCGGGTGCAACTTACCCTCGGAACAAATGAACTTGCTGAGATGCTGAAAAGCCCGCCAATGCCGAAAATCGTGGAGCAGCCATGACCCTCCCCCGCCAAATCCTCTATGCCCTAGCCCTTGCGCTGCTGTTATGGACTTGGTTCGTGGCATACAACGAGCCTGATCCGGGTGTCCATGTCCCACCGTCCATTCATGCCGAGTGGCAGATGCCTCAAGACGAGGACCTGACCGCGGAGTTACAACGCCAGGCTATCGAGATCGAGACTACAAGAAGATGTTTCATTACACCGAACCGTGATCCATTCAAAGAGGTTCAAGGAGTTAAATAGATGCCTATCCAGGATCGAGAACGTCAAGAATACGAGCTTTCTGAAGATGATTATCAAGAGTTATTAAAGGCTTCCCGCCCAACCCGGGCAATGTTTTTGTCGGGCGGCATACTAATGGGGGGCTCCCCTCAAGAGAACGCAAATAGGGTATGGCAGAGACTAGGATACAAAATGAGATTTGAACCTATGACGGTGAAGCCTAGTCCAAAAGGAGAGCGTTTCTTTACAGCAATTCCACGACCGTTAAAACTGGAGTGCCAGTGTGGGTATATACATGAAATTATTACCCGACCTGGCAAACACACACATATATGCCCTGACTGTGGCGTTCAAGAGGTTATGGATGGCGAGCGTACACTCTGTTCAATTTCATACGGGGACAAGTAAAATGGCAAAATCGGTTGTGGTTACTCTTCCGGTATGGTGTGATTTTTGCGAGCGGGATACTATCCCACTTTGCGAAAATAAAATGGCAATCTGCCCAAGGTGTAAAACATTGTGGATCTTAGGCAATCCTGAGCCAATTCATGGGCAGCCCATAAACGCCAAGGCAAAACGTGAGTCAAGTATGTGATCGCCGTTTCCATCGAGACCGCGAGGGTGGTTTTCAGCAAGACAGGGAGGGGCATATTCCAATGAACGCAGAAGCAATATTCGATGCCTTTATTGCAGTTGTAGAGCAACTGAGCCAGGAAGCGCAACGTCAAAATAGATTGCGCCAACTCTGGAACCGTTGCCGTCCATGTTGCGGACACTGCTTTTTTTGGATGAAAAGCAACTTATGCCCAAGAGAAATCAATGTTGCTGGTCAAAACCGAGGACCGAGTATGAATGGAGCCCCTTGCAAAAAATTCGAGCGAACAAAGGAAGCACGAGAGGCTTTGCTGGTGTGGAAACACGAGACGAAACGAGAATCGCACCGCGGCGTTTTTCAAGACACGAACGGACCCGTTTAGGAGGATGAGATGAAGCGCATCAGTATTATCTTTATCGCCCTTCTAGTATTGGCCTTGACCGAGGCGGATTTCAATAAACTTATTTATAACCAATACTTCTACATCGAGGAACTACAAAAGTCCCGAGCAAATACCATCCAGATCAACCAGGCCATTGAAGGGTTGGGGATGCTCCAAAGTATCAAACAGAGGCTAAAAGACTATGAAAGGACACGCCCATGACAAATGAGGAAGCGGCTGAAATACTGGACAAGCACGGATGCGCTGGTAGGCCCATGAGTGACGTAATGCAAGCGAACAAAATGGGTGCCGCGGCCCTCCGTCGCGTGGCTGAACTTGATGAGAGGGTGAAGGAACTCACGGAACTGTTGGAGATCGAACGTGAACACCAAACGAACCGAGCGCCATTCTAGCAAAAGGAGCCTACCCGATGACGAGTAAAGATGTTGTGAGGAAATTAACGTACCACAAGAGTCGGTCCAATTTTACTGTTATCTATTTACCAGACGATGTGGTCGATTTTACCATCGCCGCAATCCACGAGCGGGACGAACTGCGCACCAAACTCGAAGCCGAGAAGCAGCGCAACCGGGAATGGGAGAAGGTGTGGGATAAACTGTACGATGCCGCAAAATGGGGGCCATCAACCCCTGCTCAGTTTCGTGCCGAAATAACACGCCTCGATCCCCGCAACCGCAAACCCGTGCAGCGGGAGAAGATCGGGCAGGAGTGGTGACAAATGACGATCAAGGAAATTGTTAAAAGCTTCTTAACTGATAACGACTTCGACGGGCTATACAATCCTGGGGAATGTGCATGTCTTAAAGATGATTTATTCCCATGTGGAGAGCCCTCGGAATGGTGTGAGGCCGGTTATAAAGCGCCCTGCGATTGCGGCGACCACGACTGGCATGTTCAACTGGAAAGACCCCTCCTGGAGGAATCATGATCTGGTATTGTTGGACGAAGGACTGCGGGTGGTCGTGGTGGGATTCGGACTACCCGGTAGACATGTCTCAAACGCCGCCGAAATGTCCGCGGTGTGGGAAGGACTTGCACGCCACGCCTCCCCCTGCATCGCAGGCCAACGCGGGCGGGGTTATTACTGGAGCCCAGCCGGGGGCTTTCTCAACGAAACGGAGGGAATGATGAAGGGCAGAAAGGCAGACAAATTTAAGGATATCGAATATGAAACAAGGCAGACAGGAGCGCCGATATTAAAAGAATGCATAGCCTATCTAGATTGCAATGTTGTGAATGAGTGCGATGCCGGCGATCATACTATCTTTGTTGGCGAAGTTGTTGATGGAGAAGTGCTAAGTGACGAGGAGCCGGTTATTTAT